ATCATTCAATAATTTAGAATCCATAATACCAGTAAGAGAAACACCTAGTAGTCTTTCTTCTTCTGTATTGTCTTTCCATATTTTTCTAAGATATTTTAAATCTGTAAGAGTAGATTGAAAAGTTCCTAATATTGTAGCTAGTCTTACCTTTCTAACTAAATCATTTTCAGTATCTGTACTTTTAACCACAACTTCTGTCAAATTACAAAACTGATAAGGTCTTAGTATAATTTCACTACAAGGATTAGTTCCAAAATCATGTCCTTCATCTCTTCTACCATTCTCTAACGCTTTTGATATTGCAGACTGTCTATTATATATACCTCTTTCTCCTGATTTAGAATTGTATAAGTTTAACCATTCTCTTATAAATATTCCTATAGGAGGTTTTTCAGTGTAGCATACAGAATTATTTGCTAAAGCTCTTTGTCCTTCAGTGTTCCACCATTCCCCTGATTTAGCCAACGACATTTCTTGATCGTTTAAATCAGATAAACTAATAAGTGCAGAACGCCTTACGCCACCGACTACTACAACAGAACCAATCTTACATAGTAAGTCATGGCACTCTATAGGTTTTAATTGTCTTCCTGCTGACTGTTTAAATATACTAACAGTAAAATTAAATAGATCATCTAAAGGATCAGGACCACTTGATCTACCGCCAAATGTTTTTAATCTTGCACCTGCAGGTCTTAATTTAGATAAATCCCAAGAAGGTATTTGACCTGCGTAAAGTAAATGAATAAGTTCTCTATAAGCTTTTGCCCATCCTACTTTACTATCTCCTACAACTATTGTTGTTTCACTTTCTTCAAAAGTTTCATTAACTATGGGTAATTTTCTTACATACTTATTTTCTACAGAAAATCCCACACCAGTTCCACACATAAGAATATACAAGCACTCATCGAAAGATCGAATACTATCGACTGGTAAGTAAGAACAATTATATCCTGCAACATGACATCTTTCTAATGCTACACCTGCTGTCATAAGAGCTCTCATAGAGGGCATAATCTCCAGGTTAAGAACAGCATCCTGTAACTCACTTCTTAATGAAGGGGTTAAAGTAAAAGAATTTTCTTTTTTTAATATATCTTGCAAGTAATCAAAATACCTGTTGACTGTTTCTGTCCATGTTTCTCTTCTTTTTTCATCTTCTATCCACCTCGCATACCTTGAAACATGTATAAAACTTTGATAGTCTGTGGGTAATTCTATTGCATTACTTTGCATATCTTCTCCTTCGTTTGTATTTATTTCTAAAATAGGCAAAATTAAAACCTCTTTCCCATTCTTTATGTCTCATCTGAAAAACAGGATAAGGGTTTATTACTTTGCCATTGTAAAAAGCTCTTTGCCCTTCCTCAAATTGTATTTTTAAAGGAGGGTAATCACTTCGTTTGCCTTTTTTGAATAGTCTTGACATTTGTTATTTCTATTCCTTCTATTTCATAAAAAGTGTTGTGTAAAATATCTGATAATTCGTAAGAAACATCATGATCTAAAGGCACATTATATGCCTCTATATCTATTTCAAGATCAACTGTAACTTTAGCTCGTATTGTCTTCATGTAAACTAATGAGTTTTTCTAAATACCATTTGGCTTTATTTAAATCTTCTAATGGTTTTTCTTTGTATGTATATCGCCATGTGTATTTTAAAACATTCCCTTTTAAATAGCCTTTAAATTCTTT